CATGTTTATCTAAATCTTGTTCTATACGATCTATAAAGAATGATATATTACCTACTTTAATTCTCATTTTTCGTTGGGGTTCTATTAATAATTCTACATTTTTAAAGTATTCAGCAAGAACTTCAGTATAACCATTATTGGCTTGTTCCCTTAATACTCGAATAAGTTTTACTTTCATATTTCTCCTTTATCTAAGATCTGAATTTATTATTACTTTTGTCTATATAATATTCTATTGGATCCCTTCTAATCATTTCCATAGCAATCCATTCTTGTTTACCCATCCAAGGATGCCGCCATAAATTAGCATTTCCCCAACCATCACGTTTAGCATGAGGAAAGTTTTCTAGGAATAAATCAAATTCCTCTTTAGTAACTTTAGTAACTTTAGTCATTCCATATGGATCAATATTCATAAGTGTATTCGCATGTTTATACATTTTTAATTAGGGTTTACTATTGCATCCCAATCTCTAACCGATTGTTCATCATAATATATCGTTAATCTTTTTGCTAAATGTTTTTTAAGCCCCTTAGTAGATAATTTAGAATTTTCACATAATTCAATTAATTGATATTTTGGCTTTATTAATAACACATGAAATCGGGCTCTATTCATATTTCTACCTTCTCATAAGTAAATATTTTAAAGACTTAATATAATATTAAAAAGAAACAATGTCATAATTATGAATGAAAAAAATGCAGATAAATTACAGATAAAACAGTTTAAAAAAGATCGTCTTTATATTCAAAAACAGATTTCTGTTATTCAGCATAAGTTAGCTCCATATGAAATGTTTAACAAAAATCCAAATCTTAAAAAAGCCGGCGTTAAACTTCCTTATTCCGAAGATCAATTAAAAGAAGTTCTTAGATGTAGTAAAGATCCGGTTTATTTTATAAATAATTATTGCTACATTGTCAATTTAGATGAAGGTTTAATAAAATTTCAAACACGTGAGTATCAATCAAACCTTATAAATATATTTCATAATAATAAAAGAATTGTCGTAAAATTTCCTAGACAAACTGGAAAAACTGTTAGTACTGCAGCATTTGCAGTTTGGCAAGCAATATTTGAACCAATTGCAGCAATAGCAATCCTTGCTAATAAACAAATGACTGCTGTCGGAATCTTACAGAAGGTAAGATTGATATATGAGAATTTACCATCGTGGATGCAAGTCGGTGTTATAACATGGAATAAGGGTTCAATTGAATTAGAAAACGGTTCTGAAATAAAGGCCTCATCTACATCATCTTCTGCAATTCGTTCAATGTCTATTTCTACATTAATAATTGATGAGTGTGCTCATATTCAACCAGGTGTATGGGGTGAATTTTTTGCTTCTGTTTATCCAACGGTTTCATCTTCTAAAAAAGCAAAAGTTATTTTAATTTCTACTCCAAAGGGAATGAATCATTTTTATAAATTTTGGACAGAAGCAAATAATAAAGATTCAAGATCAGCTTTTGTTCCTTATGACATTGCATGGAATATACCACCTGGTAGAGATGAAGAATTTAAGAAATCGGTTATCGCTGAATTTAGTCAAGCATATTGGGATCAAGAATTTGAATGTATATTTTTAGGATCATCAGGAACTTTAATTAGTGGAAATAAATTGAGACTTTTAACTTATCAAAGCCCATTAGTTGAGAAGTTTGATTATAAATTTAAGATATACGAATTACCAATTAAAGAAAATAAAGAGATAGGTCAATTAAAAGATGCTAGATATGTAGCTTTAATTGATACCAGTGAAGGGGCTGGTATTGATTCTTCTGTCGTTCAGGTTTTTAGAATAGATGAAAAACCATATAAGCAAGTTGCTATATACAAAAGTAATATGATATCTATCCGTGAATTTCCTTTAATCGTTGAAAAAATAGGATTGTTATATAATGAGGCATTAGTAATAGCTGAAAATAATACTATTGGTGAGTCTATTTTAAACGATTTAGTCTATGATCTAGAATATGATTTTGTTTTCTATCAGAAAAAATTCGGTATTAATATGAATGTGAAAACTAAATCATTAGGAAATTCAAACATGAAAACTAATATTGAAGATGATCATTTTGTTATTTCCGATTTTGATACAATAGAAGAATTAACAACATATGTTAGGAAGAAAAAAGTTAATGTAACTACCTATGCGGCTGAAAAAAATAAGCACGATGATACAGTTACACCATTAGTAATATTTTCTTATTTCCTTAGAAATAAAACTTGGGTTGAAGATTGGTTAGATCAAGAAAGAGAAGCAGTTAGTGAAAAGGCAAAAGAAGCAATGATAGAGGATTTATTACCAATTGGTTTTGTTAATAACGGAAAAGATACTAATGCTATAGGTAAAAATGATAACTCAGAAGAGTTTTTATGCCGTTTGCTTAAAGTTTAGTAATAAAGATATTCTTTTAACGCCGATTTAAGTAAATAATATATAAGGATTTTTTTATTTATATGAAATTAGCAACTATATATCAAGCTATTAATATGATTAATAACAAATCTTATATTGGTCAAACAGTTCAAAATTTTGATTTGTATAAGAATGGTCATATTGAAAATGCTTTAGAAAAAAATAGTCAAAAATATTTCCATAGAGCTATTAGAAAATATGGAAAAGAAAATTTCGAATGGAAAATTCTTTTTCAAGATTATTGTCATCCAAATAAATTAGATGAATTAGAAATCTTCTTTATCGCTTATTATGATACCTTTAAAGGCCCAGGATATAATATGACTATAGGTGGAGCATTTGGTGATACTTTATCAAAACATCCAAACAAAAAAGAAATCTTTAAAAAAATAAGTAAATCAAGAGCTAAAACAATGAAAAAAATTAATCCTGAAACTGGATTAAATAAATATCAAGAATATGGGACAAAAATCTCACAAACAAAAAAGAAAAATGGAAAAAATAAAGAAAGTAAATATTATAATGCTAAAAAATATATTTTGATTGACGCTAATGGTAAAAAATATAAAGCATTTGGAAATATAAGAAAATTAATTGACAAATTAAATTTATCTGGAAAAATTTTATTTAAAAATTTAAACGAGAAAATATTAAAAAAGAATTATAAAAAATTTACAAGTTCTGCTAAATGTATGAATACGATTGGTTGGAGACTTGTAAATATATAAAGGAGTAAATTATGGCGTTTATTTTATCACCTTCAGTAAATGTTTTTGAACGCGATTTATCAACAAGTGTTCCTGTACTACCAACTTCTATTACGGGTATGGTTGGTGAGTTTCTATGGGGACAATGTAATACTATTGTTGGTATCGGAAATGATCAAGAATTGGTTGATCTTTTTGGTGAACCAAATGATACTAATTATGAATCTTTCTTTTCTGCATGGAATTTCTTGCAATACGGAAATAGCCTTTTACTTGTTAGAGCAATCGATGAAGTAACAGGTAAAAATTCAGGATTAGAAATTAAAGATGCAACAACTACCGGAACAACAGCAAAAGCTGATCTTATTTTAAATGATGAAGCTGCAGATGAATATGTACCTTCATTCGGATCTGATGCTAAATTACAGATTTTTGGTAAATATCCAGGAGCAAGAGGAAATGATATCAAAGTAGCTATTGCTAATTCAACTGATTTTGCTACAGCAGATGTTGTTAGCGGAACTTCTTTTGTAAGTGTTTTTGATTATACACCAGAAGCTGATGAAATTGCAGTTGTTGAATTAGTTGATGATGAAATTACAAACCAATATATAGTTTCATTAACAAAGGGTTCTAAAGATTTTGAGGGAAATAATAATTATATTGAAGATTATATTAATCGTAGAAGCAAATGGATTCTTGTTTATGATGATGATGAAAATACCGATGATCCAGATTCAATAGAAGCAACATCTCTTGCGGGTGGTGTTGGAGCTTCTCCTTCCACTGGAGAGGTAAATCTTGGGTATAGTCTTTTTGATAATGCAGAAGAAATTGATGTTAATATTCTTATTGATGCTGGAAATACAGGTGCTGTAGTTCAGCAACATATTATTGATAATCTTGTTGAAGCAAGAAAAGATTGTATTGCATATTTAACAGTTCCAAAAGCAGATGTTGTAGGAGTTTCTAGTATCTCAACTGCAGTTGCAAATTGTGTTACATATAGAAGTTCAACATTGGCACGGAGCTCTTCATATGCAGCTCTTTATGGAAACTGGAAATATCAATATGATAATTATAATGACAAATATCGCTGGGTTCCACTTTCAGGAGACATAGCTGGTATTACAGCTCAAACTCATTATAATAGAGACCCATGGTTTGCTCCTGCTGGATATAATCGCGGTATTATTAAAAATATTACAAAGCTTGCTTATAATCCAAAACGTTCTCATAGAGACACTTTATATAAAGAATTTATTAACCCAGCAACAAAAGATTCAGATGCGGGATTCGTTGTTCTTGGACAAAAAACATTGATGACAACACCAAGTACATTCTCAAGATTAGATGTTCGTTGGTTATTTGTTGTTATAGAGAAAGCAATTGCTACTGCTTCTAAATTCTTTATTATGGAAAAAAATACAACCTTTACAAGACGACAATTTTTAAATATTGTTAATCCTTATTTAAGAGATATCGTTGGTAGAGAAGGTATAGAAGATTTTTATGTACAATGCGATGAGGTTAATAATAATGCTGAAGTTAGAGGAAGAAACGAATTTGTAGCTGAAATGTTTATTAAACCTACTCTTAGTGCAGAATATATTTTATTATACTTCACAAACGTTAAGGGTTCTGTTTCATTTGAAGAAGTTATTAAGAAAGTCGCATAAGGAATTTTAAATGTTTGATAAAAATTTTAATTTCAAAGAGATGATGTCTTCTTTAAATGAAGAAGAGGAAATTTAATTAATTGAGGCTATTTAAAAAAATTTATATTGTGATTTATATTATGATCTTATAAGTTTATCTAATG